GTAAATCCAACTTCAATATTACCCATAGTATCAAGTCTTCTTTGCATCCAATCTGTATCTCCATTAGGATATTGAAAATTAACTAATTGAACTGGGTCATCTCTTTGACCCATTGAAGGTTGAGGTGCATTTTGAAGTCTCATATATCCAGTACCTGTTCTCATAGTATATGCACCAGTAGGTCTAACAGGAGCAGTAGAATTTAAAACAGCACCTTCACCACCATAATTAGTAACTACTGCATTAAATGGATTTGATAATTGTAATTGAGGTAAATTAATACCTGCAATAGGACTAAATGCATCAAAAATTTGACCAGTAAAACTTAAAATATCGTCTACTACATCAAACGCACCACCAAAAATAGTATCAATAGCTGGAATAATTACTTGATTACCAAAACCACTTAATCCTTGAAATATACCTTGACTGTTAGATTGAAAACCAGATTGAATATCATCATTTCTACCAGTTATTGTATCAAGTAAAGTTACACCTATTATGATTGGTGCTGCAGCTCTTGTTATTGCTAAAGTACCAGCTAGAGCACCAGCAGAAACAACTTGTTGTAATGGAGATTGTCCTGAAAACTGACCAATTAATTGTGCACTGCTCATTCCACCAAACATAGTTTCTTTAAATCTATCCATTAGTGTATTTCCAAAAATACCAATTGGAGAATCAATAAAATTAGTTGCTAATTGTCTAAATGCATCTTCTAAATTATCAGCAGCATTTTTTAAGAAACCACTATTTAAATCAAATAAATCTAATCTAAAATCTAATAAATTTCTAAAACTTACTTCATCGAATATATCTAAAAAAGTATTACCTAAAAATTGTAAAACAGGTGGAATCTGTAATTGTATATTACCTGGATTCAATATATCAATAGGAGATGAAAAAGTAATTCGTGATTCATTTACAACAGCATCTTGAAAACTAAAATCAATTTCTGGTTTATCAAAAGCAGCATCAGATAAAGGTGTTGGCATTACAAAACTTTCGTTAAATTCTCTACCTTCAAGTTGAGAATTTATTCTTTCTAATTCTACATTCCCAATAAAATGTGAATACTTATCCTCATCAGCAACAGCTCCTCTCATACCTGGATTGTTTTTTGGTAATAAAACTTGAATATCTAGCGTCTTCTGGAACAGCACCTTGGCCACCTGGATTATTTAAAGGTCCTAATACTTGAAATGCTACACCTCTATATGCATTTTTATATTTTAATAAACCACCTGGTTCTGCAGGTGGATTAGCATCATCATTAGTAGGTATTTGGCCAACTTCTGCTATACCCAAATGGCCAGCTCTAATAGATTCAAAAACAGTATCACTATATCTTAATAAATTACTACCAAATGGTTCGATAGCAGCACTAAAATCTATTGGTGGTATACTAACACCAATATTAGATAAAGTTTCACTTAATTGACCAAATTGACTAAATGCACCACTTACTCCAAGTGTATCACCGTATGGTGAATTTATATAATATAAACTTGTTTCTAATCCTTGAGTTGACATCTGTAAAGTCCAGTGACCAGCTTCAAAACCAAACCCAGCAGAAAATCTTAAATCATCAGAATCTAGTGATAAATTACTTGTTCGTGAAAGTAGTAATGAATTACCAACTTCACCATCTCCATAAGTATATCCCCCTTGATTAAAATTACTTGTAAATCCTTCAATTGGAGGTACGAAAGGTGCACCATACGAATTACTACCATCAAGAAAATCTACTACATTTAAATTTGCAAAAATACTATTCATTTGAGTAAGACTTGTATTTTTAGGTGATACTAAATCATCTAGGTCAGAATGACTATAACTATCCTGTAAAGTAGTTGTGTTTTCTACTCTTGAAGTATCTATGTCACCAAATACACTTTTTAAGTGTTCAAGACCTGCCATTATTTATCTCCATTATTATGCTGAAGCATCATCTATTGCTGCTACAGTTCCTTTAGCCATTCCTCTAACAGCTGTTCCACCTGTTCCAAGATAATTTTCCATATCTTCTCTTAAAGCAGACATTTCAGTTTTAAGTGTGTTTATAGCACCTACAACTGGACCCATATCAACTAATTTACCTTTTGCTCCAATTACTGTATCATCAGATGAAAATTGTGCTACTGGTTGTCCTGGTCTAGATATAAAATCATCAAACTTAGCTTTATGTCGTGATTTTTGTTCGTCTAATTGTCGTTGTCTTGCTTCATTACGAGAACCTCCTCTTCGACCACTACTTGCACCTTTTGAACTACCCCCACCGAATAATTTACCAACAAAACTACCTACTGCTTTAAGTGCTTTCCATGCCATTATCAATGGTGCAAATGCTATCGTCAATGCAAATTTTACAACCTTACCAAATATTTCAAATACTTTCTGTACTCCTCCTATCTTCTTAATCAAGAAAGCAAGACCTGCTATTAAACCAACAACTGCTACAGCAATTAATGCAATTGGGTTGGCAAGCAATGCTGTATTGAACAACCAAGTTGCTGCTGTTAAAGCAAGACTTACACCTTTAAGTATCATAAACCATTTTACTAATTTACCTATAAGAGGTCCAAATCTTGCAATAAAACCAAAAACCATAGTTAAAGGTTTCAATATAGCATTTAATGCTGGACCTAAAGCAGCAGTCAATGATGCAGCCATAGATTTAAATGAATTAATAACTTGTGTTAATGAACTAATTGCATCTTTTCCTGCCATTTCTTCAAAAGGTTTTTGTGATGCTAATTGACCTGAAAGAGTCTGTGCCTCTTTTTCTTTACTAACAAATTTACCTAATTGGTCAACAGAAACTCCAATTGATTTAGCTAATGCATCTCTCTGGATAGCATTCATTTTATTAAATTCTTCTTCACCACCTAATTGATTCAACACTTCACCCATAGCACCTTCTATATCGTTATTCAGTGCTAATTCTCTAGCTTTTTGATAGTTCAATCTTTTACCTATAATTGCTGAAGCTTCATATTCAGCATTTAACGAATTTTGAAAATCTAATAAACTATCAGCAATACCTGCTATAGTTGAAAATTCTACACCAAGTTTTTTAGCTTGAATAGCAGCTCTCATTACATTTTCACCACCGTCTTTCATAAATCTAGCAAAATTCTTTGTATCTTTTTGTATATCTTTCATTACAGCAGCAGGAGCTACTCCTTCTGCTACTGCTAGTTGGTCTGTAGCACTTGCTAATTGAATTGCTGCTTCTTCACTTAAACCAGCTATTTCAGTTAATTGTCCTAATAAAGCAGCACCTTCTTTTACACCCATACCTAATGCTTTAGACATATCAGCAACTTTTGGAGCTAAATCAACTGCTTTATCAAATGTTACTCCAAAGTTTGAAGATAATTCAGCCGCAGCTTCTCCAGCAGCACCAGCTTCATATCCCAATTGAGCCATAGCAGCATCTGCTTTAATTAAATCAGTTGAAAATTCTTTAACACCTACAGTACCAAATTGTTCACCTACTTTATCTAAATTTTTAGAAAAATCTGTTAATAGTTTACCAAGTAATACAAACACTCCTACTACAGCTAACATTTTGAGATTAACACCACTGAAAGCTTTACCTATACCCATAACTCCTTCTTTTGTAGTCATTGTACCTGTAACCATTCCAGTCATATTTTCTCTGACAGCTGCCATTATTTTATCTTGAGCATCCCCACCTAACCCTATAAACTCACGGAACCATTCTCCACCTGGATATGAATCAAGTGTACTCGTTATATTTTCTAACATAGATTTAAAGGAATTTACACCAGCATTTATTTGTGCATTTAATTTTTTTTGTGCTTGTATTTTTGCATCTAAAGCATTAACAACATCTAATTGTGTTTTAAATTCATCGTTTAATACTTTAACTCTTTCAATATCTCGTGTACCATAAGTTTCTTTTACTTCAGCAATTTTTTTCTCAATTTTAGCCTTCATAGCAGCCGTATCGACAGCTTTCCAGTCTTCTTGACCTACTTTTACACGATTTTGTGCTTCTTCAAGAACAGCTTTATGTACATCTTGTTGTACCTCTAATACTTTGGTCATACCTTTAAGTTGATTTTTTGTACCTACTCTAGCTTCTTGTGCAGATTGAGCTATTTTTCTTCTGATATTTAAAGACATTCCCTCGGTTTTTAATATATCAGCAACTTCATCAGATATACCCGTCATAGTTTTATATATGTCAGTTTGTATCTTATTAGAGGCTTTTATGTGTTTCATCTGTTCTTCAGTATTGTCGGCTTGTTTGCCATACATTCTACCGATTTTAGATAATATACCCATATGCTCAACATCTAATTTGCGTCGAGCTTCCGTAACTTTATTAATTTCTTGTAAAGTTCTTAAATCTTCTTTTGGCATACTACCTTTTCTAGCCACGAGTATCTCCTATTACCATTTTATATGTTTACCTACAGCTGAACCTACATTAGTTGTAAAACCTTGTTTTTTAAGTCTTTTAGCTTGTTTTGAATTTGATTTTTCTAATGCTTTATTTGCTTTTTTTACAGCAGCATTAGCTTTTTTCGTTAGTCTGGCTAACTCGGGGTCATCTTTTAATTTATTTACTAAATTTGTGACTTTGGGTTTCATTATTAACCATAACAGAGCTTTAAAAAAACCCTCTGATATAATGTTATCTTTATCCATATATGATTTTTTCTTTTGCATTCTTCTCTCCTAATTAGGGATTGATTCATATATAAATATTAAAAAAGTAAACTTTTTATCGTTTGAATCTTGAAGGATTGAATTTTCCTACACGGGATTTGTTACTTTTAGTAGCCTTTTCAGTTTCTTTATTTTCTTTTTCTTTTTGGTCTACTAATTTATTGAAGTAGAAATTTCTTAAATATACAGGCATTTCATACACATCAGTATGAGTAAAACCCTTACCATAATAAATTAACTGAAATATTTGATAATGAAGATTTGGTTTATCCTTCGGCTGAAGGCCAAAAAAAGTCGACGGTCATTGGTATATCTACCTCCACCGTCTCGTCTCCTATCTCTACCTCTTGTTTTAATTCAATATCAGGTGCTATTTTTGTAAGTTCCGTTCTGAAGTGTAGGGAATCTCTTGATAACATATTATCTACAAATTTATTAACTGTTGATTGTTCACTATCCCCATCAACTGCAATAATAGTATGTCGTAATCTAGTAGTAAGTTCTGGAGCTACTCCCATACCTATTTTTTTAGCTGCTTTTAATTCTGATTCAATAAGTTTTTCTTCTTTTCCAGTTAATAATCTAAATGTTATTACTGATTTAGAGATTGGTAAAGTTAAATCAAAAGCATTCTTATCTAAATTTACATCTTCTGGTAATTTTCTAAATGGACAATCAGCTAAATTAAATGTTTTTGTAACTTGTTCACCTGTGTTAGGATTTGTAACTTCACAAGTATATTCAGGACCATAAGCTAATATTCTTGCAGCAACCATAACAGCATTCTTATCACCTAAAAATAAATCATCTGCAGTTACTCCTTGTGTTAAAATGAGTGAATTTAAAAGTTTATCAATCACAACACCTTTTTTGATAAGATTTTGTGATGTAAGTATATCTTCTTCTCTCGCTGTCATATATTTTATTTCTATTTTACCATCTCTTAAAGGACTACCTTCTGGATATAATTTACCACCACTTGGTAAATCAATTACCTCACTTGGAAACTTTGCTTTTGGTTGCTGTCCTATTTTTTGTTCTTCTGCCATTATAATAACCTCCGATTATTTAGATTCAGAAACAGATGCTTTTCTATAACCTGTAACTAATTTTTTTATTTCACCTATAGCTTTTCTTGCTCTACCACCAGCTGCTTTGTTACCTTTTTCTGAAAAAATTGTATGATTTTCTTCAAATTCAGTAAAAAGACTTTTTATTTCATTATATAAATTACTTGTTGACATTTTAATCTCCTATACTTCTAAAGCTCGTCTAAACCAACCCATCCAAAACTTTTCTTGTTTAGGTTTGTCTATGACTATGTTAGCGAATCTCAAGACACGATAAGCTCTTACCCTGTCTGTACTTAAATTTTGTATTGCTTTTAATGTAGCCGGTCCGATTCCACCATCTACATCTATCTTGTTTCTTAATTTAGAATTAGCAGCTTGTTGTAAAACCTTTACAGCACCCCTTCTACCAAAGTTAACACACATATCAAAATATATATGTCTTAATTTAGGTGGTACTTCATCACATTTTGCTGGTCTCCAATAATCCTGATGATATATCTTTTTAGCTTGTTCTTTTGTAAGATTTTTTATATCAACACTCGGATACCATCTTTTAGCGATACCGTATTTAGTCTCACCACCAGCATCATCAGGGTCATTTACATAACCACCTTCGTGTTCTAAAACTTGTTCTATTATTTCGTTAAATGTTGTTTTCATAAAAGCCTATAACTTATTTCATATATAAATATATACAAAACAAAAAAAAACCTCTAAATAAATAGAGGTTTTTTAATTTAATAACATTAATTATTTGAATTATTAGAATTGAAGTATTGCGTAATCGTATCTTAATGTTAATGTAATTTCAACAGGGTCATTTGAATCAAATGCTAAATCACCGAATGTAGCATTTTGTATAAATGCACCTTTAAGTGTCCATTCTTCTACAATATCACCTACTGGACCTAATGTTTGTATAGTAATATCTTTTTTATAAAAATCAGAATAACCATCTCTTCCAGTTACTGATTCGTGTGAAAGTCTTACCCATTCCATTACTGCTTGAGCTGCAGATGGTACAATTGGGTCATATAAAGTCATTTCTAATTGTTGCCATTCACCTACACCTTTAACAAACCTTTTAACATTCATATGTCTTAATTCTACTTCTTCAAAATCAATAGCAGGTCTGTTTGTTGATTTAATGGTATAAGCAGGAACACCATCTATTTGAACTATAAATCTATTTTGTAATTTAGGCTCATATGGTGTAAACATCACATCATTAGCATCTAATAATTCAGCCATTTCATTTCTCCTAATTCTAAATTTAGTATTATATTAATACTATATATATTTCATATATAAATATCAAAAATACCAAAAAAAGAGCCAATATTTCTATTGGCTCTTTATTTTTTATATGTATTATTCCTTATTATTCAGGGAATGTAGCTCCTGTTGGTTGTATTGTAAAGTCTAGTACAATAAACTCAGCAGTTCTTGTTGGTTGAACAAATATTTGACCATACATAATATTTCTATCAATTGTATCTGGTGTGTTATTTGTTTCATCCATTACTACTTTAAATGCAGTTAAACCTGAATTAGATTGAACTTGTTCCAAGAATGGATTAACAATATTCAAGAATCTATTTCTAGTCGAAGCATTATTTTGTTCGAATACAAGGAATCTTGATGATGAAGCAATAAACTTCTTAACTCTAATCATCAATCTTCTTACATTTACTCGGTCAAGAGCCGATGCTTTCTTTTGTAGAGTTTTTTGACCCCACACACATACGCCTTGTCCTGGGAATGTTGCAATTGGATTCATATTAGATTCATATAAATCATCACGATTTGCATGAGTTAGTTTTCTTTCAGCTTGAACAGCCACATCAATACCACCTCTATTTAAACCTGCAGGTGCAAACCATGGATGAGCTACTTTATCATTGAATGCAAATACACTAGGTAATACTACTCCTGGTGGTACCCATCTCAATTTATCTAACTCACCATCTTGAATCTGTACCCAAGGCCAATACATAGCTGCATAATTAGTATCTCTAGCTTCTGCTTCTGTTGTAGCAACAGTTAATGCACTAGCATAAGGAACTGGGTCAAGTATTAAGAAAGTATCACCTCTATCTTCACATACATCAATAGCTTTTTGTGCTATTGTACCGTGAGTATTTGATATGATACCTGGTAACATTAATAAATTAATATCATACTCATCTTGATTTTTTATAAGATTTAATGCATCTGTATAAGCTGTAGTTCCATCAGCACCACTTGATAAAGCATATCCTTGTGATTGAGCACCAATCTCGTGATAGAAATTAGTTTTTACTGATGTACCTTTTTGATTACCTAAGGCATCAAAACCAACATATCCATCACTACCTTTCTCAAATGTACCTTGCCAAGAACCACTACCTGTAATTGGTAAAGAACCAGTTATACTATTGTCTCTAACATTACCATTTTCATCTAAATAATCAGTTGTATTTCTTTTTATTTCGATTCTTACATATTTAGATTTATTTGGATATGAACCACTTTGTTGTAAAAATGGTTGAGTTGTTCCACTATCTCTCAATGTTTGTACTTGGTCTCCAATAACTTTAGCTGCATAATTTTTAGAATTTGGGTCTAAACTTATATTATTCCAAGTTTCAAGAATCTGTTTTCTTTTTTCAGTATCATCACCTCTTCTAATTAAAAGAGTAAATGTACCTTTTTTAACATTTCTTTGTGATACTTCCCATCTGATATTATCTGCTGAGCCTGATAACAATGTATTATTAACACTACTTGTCATTGCTCCTGCTGAACCACTATTATTTAATAATGACCCGTGTGACAATGTTTAAGTTTAAATGATGTTGCTTTAGTGCTAGCAGTTCCACCTGATATAGTATCAGTAAAACTTGTTAAAAACCCAGAATCTGAAGCTCCTGCCGAACCAGTTGCAACTGTAATAGTTGCAGTTGATGCTTGTGATGCTGATAATTCTAACACCAAACCTTTAGCTGTTGATGAAGTAACTGATGCCGATATGTTCAGATTATGTAATGAACCACTATTGTTAATAGCATCTCTTAAACTATTAGCTGATGCAGTTGCATTAGCATTTATTGCTAAGACTGGAACACCTAAGTGTGTGTCATTATCAATAAATATCTGCGTTGCACTATTTTCATACAACGATGCTGAATGAACATATGTGAAACTTACACCACCAATTATAACTTCATCTATTGAACCAGTTGCTCCAGATGGACCAAACGATAATTTACCGGTTGCTGGTACACCAGATACAGCTGTAACTTGATGTGCATCAATTGATGCTTCTGCTGGTGCATAGCTTGAATCTAAAATTCTAACTATTGTTGCTCTTCCTGAATGTTTTAAATACTCTTTTGCTGTATGTGAAGTCAGATATTGATATGAATTTGAACCACTTTTAAATGTGTTTCCAAAAATCTGTACATATTCACTATATGAACTCACTACGGTAGGTGTCATTGCTGGACCCTTAACGGTTGGTCCAATAATACACCCTCCTATCTCTCCTATAGCCGCCGGTAAAAAACTCTGGTCTATCTCCTTCGTAAAGACACCGGGACTTACTATTTTTTCTGCCATTTGAATTCTCCTGTAAAATTAGCTAATTTTTTGAGGGAAAAATTAATATACTTGTAAGTATAGTTTTTCATATATAAATATATGAAAATTCTCTCAAACGATGTGTTTATTTAAATTTTTATTTAGGTGCTTTTACTTTATTTGGTGTAAAAATACCTGATTCGGGGTCTAATGTACCATCACCATATTTTTTCTGAATTCCTGCAATATAGTCTTGTTCTTCTTTTTGAGTTTCAGTAAATTTTTGTTTTAATTGACCTTCAACATCATCTAAACCTTCTAATTGTTGTTCTAATCTTAATCTTGCAATACCTATCTGTCCAAAAGTATATTGAACATCAGCATAAGTCTGTCTAATTCTTTTTGCTGTTTCCACTTCTTCTGGTGTAAATTTTGTAGGGTCTTCAGGATTTACTTTTTTTGATGTTACATCTTGTAACTTATCTGCTAATTTTGACTCTTCTGCCATTTATAACCTCCATTTGTTAATATTAACTATATATAAATATATATAATTTTTGTAAAAAGTGAATTTATTTTTTTACTTCATTGTCACTTGCATCACCTTCATATCCAAATGATATTTTAGCAGGACTTAATTGTTTTTTCAAATTTGATACTGTACTTGTAATTGTTGAATTTGTATATTCAGGTAATAGTGCAGCTTTAGCAATTAATGAAAATTCTTGTTTAATGATTCTATCAGAATCAACATTCATTTCAGTAGCATCTGAAATAGTATCTATTGAAGATAAAAATTTCATATCTGTTGTACTTCCCCAATATGTATTACTTTGAGCTACGAATGATTCTACTATTCCATTCATCTGTTCTATATAAGCAGTCCAAATTACAAAATTATATGTAACATCTGTAAAATCTGGCATACCAGTAACTACATTTTCATATACTGGACTAACACCAGTCTGTACTGCAAATCTATCATATCTATTTGTTTTAGACCAACTTGAATTTCTAACAACTTGTGCATATTTACCTTTAATATCATGGTCAAATGCTTGACCACTTAAATTATTTTTAGATAAGTCTGTTCTTTTTAACATAATTAATGGTAATATCAATTTATTATTTTTATCTCTTAAAGTTCCTCTCTTACGAACAGCTACCCATCTTTCTTCATTACCATACATAACTGGTACTTTTACATTTTCACTTGCTTCTCTTATAGTTGGTTTCATCACATCTTTAATATGAGATATAATAGCAGTGTCAATATCTTTTAATGTAACAGAATAATTTTTAGTAGCATTAGAACCAGGAGCAATAGTTAGAGCACTATTCCCACCCCTCGTATTAATATTTTTAGTTGAACGCTGTTCACCTCTATTAACATTTTCTTTATTTACACTATAATTGTTTGTTATTTGTTTAACGGCCATTTCGTCTTCTCAATTCTCTTAATTTATCTTTTTTAGTTTTAACTTTACCCACATACTCTTCTGATTTAACAGCTGATGTATCAACCTTTCCTATTGCAATTTCTCTTTTAATATCTACTTCAACAGCTCTACTCTTTTGAACTATATCTGGATTAACAGTTAATCCATCAAGTTTATTCATAACACCTGTCATAAATTCATTCATCTGAAGATTACCATTATCAGGTTGATAAGTGTGTTTTCTTTCACCATATACATCATCATCTTCAATTACATTACCATTAACCATTTTTTCTGGTTTTTCTGGTTTTTTGAAGTTCCCATCTTGTTCATCAAACTTTATAATTCTTTTATGTGTTATTCGTTGTACAGCCATTATCTTGGTCTTTCTTCAATTTGTAATGATGATAATCTTGATTTATGAGCTGTTGCTTTTACCTGATGATTGTATCCTGGGTGGCCAACTAATAATTGTGGTTCTGTTGTACCATTTATCTCATAATAGTTATTATTCCAATCTACAATATCCCCAACTTCTGGATAAAAGTTAAGTGAACCACTTGCAAGATTTTCTCTTTGAAAGTACATTTCTATATTACTTGTTGTATCAGTTCCCATACCTTCATCTACAACTTCTGGTTCATTGTACATAATTAAACAATTGACTCTAAACCCTGCTTCAAAATATTTTGTTGATGATTCACCATAAATATTATCATCTGTATTTTCAACACTTACTTTATAAATATCAACAGATTGACCAACAATCTCGTCAATCAATTCTTCATTCATTTGATTAATTAAATCAAACTCTTTTTGTGGTATAAAAAATGGTTTTGTTTGTGACATTTAATTATCCTATGTATATTTTTAATGGAGCTTTATTCAATACTTCTTGTTGAGAA